CTAGCTCTGCCTTATCTTCAAAATGTGGCACTGTTATACCCTTTCTCTAAAGTCTTTAGGGTTAATGCCAAGCTCTGCATAGTGCTTCATGACCGGGTTCATCGACGGTATCTGTGCCGATAGCGAACGTGTGCTACGCTTTCTCCGCCCCTTCGTTGCCGCACGCCTGCGCCGGTGCTCTTCGAGGAGTCCCTTGACCGTGCGTATCCGTTCAGTCGTCATACGAACCTATCCAAATCTATTCTCTCCGGCTTCGGAGTCTGCTCGTCTAGAGGTTGTCGCATCGGCGGTGCCGCAGGCCCTCCGCCGTTCGTACCCATCATCGGCAACGCGCCTCCCGCGGCTCCTGCGCCTCCCCCGGCCTCTGCCGTTATCGCCTCAACGTCCTCTGCGTCCAACTCGTCCATCGCCTCAGCCGTGATCCTTGCCGTCCGCGCCACGACCTCGGGGCTGTTCCGTACCCGCTGCCTATTCAGTGCCTCACGCCGCTGTGTGATGTTCTGCACTCCCGTTGCCGTCCAGTAGCCCTCGTCGTCGAGAAGGCCCAACTGCCACTCTTGCAGGAACATGGACCGACGCTGCATCTCCATTACCGGGTCCATCACCTCGAAGGTCACGTTGATGTCGTAGTTGCCCGATATGTCCGAACGGCTGAGCCTCTTCCCGTGCGCTCCGATGCCGTCTTTCAGAGTCGATAAATTGTCCACGAGCTTCAGTATCCACCCCGTAACTATCGACGCCATGTGCTCCTGCTGTATCGACGGGCCAATGAACTTACGGCGCATCTCAGTGTTCAAAATTGCCTGCTGGCCTACCGTGTCCACCCCAGGCTGACGCAGCCCGCCTCGTGCGCTCGCGCCCACGCTCCGTTCGATCATCTCGTCGGTCTCCCGGCCAGACTCGAACACCCACCGCGGCACGTCCTGAAGCTCCATCTTCCCAAAGTCCGCTAACTCCCCAACTGCTATCGCACCCGTTTCCAGAGCGCGTTGCAGCTCCTCCGGCAGCCTGCTCACAAACGGCGCGTAAGCCTGCTCTATCACCATCGTGTGCTTCGCCGTCTGGCTCTGCGCTTGAATTCTCAGCGCGCCCTTGATCGGGTCCAAAAGCCCCTGCGCCATGTGGCGCGGGTCGTTTTCGTTCAAGCTCACCGGCTCCATGCCGTACCCTGCGAAGGCGTGCGCGAAGGGCACGAACCCCCATGCGTTGCGCTGCTGATAGAGTATCTCCCCGCCCTCTTCCCGTAGCGTGAGCCACTCGTTAGTCCAGTGCTTCGTGAGCGTCACCATGTCCCACGGGTTGCGATTAGTCATGTCAAAAGAGCCACGGTATTTTAGCCGTCTCTTCTCGGCCATTAGCTCGGCAACCCTTACGGCTGTCATCTTCAACGTCTGGATGGCCGCGTTCGGCCTTTTCTCCAGCGGGTCGATGAGCACCCGTCCCGGGTTGGTCGCGTTGATTCTCACGGGGTTCCAGTACGCGGGCCTGCCCCGTTCTCCCTTAAAGTCGAGGTCCAACTCGATGATGCCGTACCCGTAGGAGTTGAAGTGCTTGCCCAGCAGACGCCAGGGGTTGACCATCGAGTGGAGTGCCGAATCCATGAGAATGGTTTTCGCTGCTACCTCCAGCCGGTCGGCGGAGATACGTTGTGCGTCGGAGTCAGAACTCGTGGGCTCTCTGCGTATCGTGGGTATGAGTGCGGTGAACTGGTCGGCTGTGTGGTCGATAATGGTCCGTGCCGTCGGAGGGCGGTACTGCCCGCGTGTTGCCGCGTGGGTCCCCGCGTTAGGGCCGGTCCATATCGAGTAGTCCAACTGCCGGAAGAGGTCCGTATCCGCCCAGTTGGCGCGGGAGCTGCGCCAGATATCCTCTAGATAAGCCTGGTGCGAATCCAGGAACTCCAGGTCGGGACGCTCGCTGAAATCAGGCATTTTCTTAAATCACCCCAAACCTACTTCCGACGGTGATGAGCTTACCCGAAAAGGCGCTCTCGGTCCCTATGATCTGGAACGCTATCGCTACGGCGGTCGGGTAGTCGTCGTGAGCGCCGTACTGCGCCTCTACCCTATCATGTTTCTTCGCGTTCCTTATACACGACCGGAACTGCGCTATTCCCGCCTTGCTCGGCACCGTGACCAGGCCGTTTCGCACGGCGCTTATCAACCCTGCCCACATCGGCTCCCGTGTCAGGACGTCCGTGCGCCATCCCGGGACGCGCACAGCCGAACGCGGGGTAGACTTCCTCTGGAATAATCGCGGGTATCGCATCTGCTGTGCCAGCGTTATCACCGTGTGACCGGGGCCCGCGTCCTCTATCCCCCACTCGGGGTTACGGTACATCTCAAGCATTTTCAGGGACGCATCGGTGAACTCGTCCGGCTCCAGCACGTTCGAGTAGACGTCGGCGACGACCCAGCCGTTACGTGCGTCTACCACTGCCGTCACCGAGTAGTCGCCCCCAACGCCGTTGCCGACGTCCGAGGCCGCGACGTAGCGATGTCCCATAGTCCACTGCTGGTAAATGCTGATCGCTTCGTCTTTGACTATCGGCTCCTTGACGTATTGCTCCATCTGGGCCATCGCTTCCGTATCGAAGGCGCTTATCGCCGACGCGGGCGCGAGCATCTCCGTCTCGTCCCCAGGGTACTCCTGCTGCATGTACAGCTCGGGGGTCATCCCAAGGGTCTCGTCCGCGGAAGCCTCCCGATAGGTCCGGTCCCACCATTCCTGGTCCCGTCCGGGCCGCAACTTCCAGCCCCAGACCCGTTTGACCCAGCCGTTATTCGGGGAGCCTCTGAGGTATTGTTTGAAGATAGACGCTTGTTTGGCCTTGTTGATGGTCGAGCCCATGATGATCTGGCCGCCGCCGGTGCTGCTCGCGTCGATTGTCGGCTTGATCGCAGCGAACGTCAGCGGGAGGTAGTCCTGGAACTCTGCCTCGTCGATAATTACGCAGGTCGCGGTCAGAGACCGCCCTGCCTTCTCCGTCGATGCCAGAGCCCGCGCATGAGACTCCATCCCCTTGACCCCGATCTCCAGCGTCGAGTCCGGCTCGTACTCCACCCGCCAGGCCTCCGGCAGGTTGTCTAGCACCGACCGCACCTTTGCCAGGAGGTCTCCCGCCTCTACCTGTCCCTGTGAGATCATCGGGACGAACGCGTGCTTGTGAAATCGCAACAGCCACGCCGCATACGACGAGACCAGCCAAGAGAACCCGTTCTGCCGCGCCTTCCCCACTACCATCAGTCGCGTCTCGGGGAGCACCTTTGCCATCTCCTCCAGATGAGGCCACTTCACGAACGGCGTAGGCCCGCCATCGAAACCCGACTGGAACTGCGGCGGCTCCACGACCTTCACGAAGTCAAGAAAATACGAAAAGGACTTCGAGGCCATTACGAACTCGGCCTGGTCTATCCCTGTCTGTAACCGAGTCCCCTCAGCCTCGTCCTCAGCTATCAGTTGGCCTTCTTGCTTATCGGCCACAGGAACCTCCGTAGGTTGGGGTTGATCGGTCGCTCGTCGGTCTGACGTGTGTACACGGCCTTATGACAGACCGACCCATCGTGCCGTCCGCGACCACAGACGCGGCAGACAGAGTCAGGCATTAAGGTGCTCATCACACACACACTCAGCTTGCCTTCTTGCCTGGCGGGAGCATCTCCCCGCCCGTGTCGCTATGGTGCGCCATCGACTGCTGCACCGCCTCCATGTCCGCTATCACGCCCTTCGGCACACGGCTGAACTCGAACTCCGCCAGCGTCGATCCCCTCCTTACCCCACGTTCGTGCCACCGCCGACACCACTCGCCCATCTTCGCCTCGACAACCTCCAAGACGTCCTCGGGGTAATCGTGAACCTTCAACAGCTCGTCCAGTATCCCATCCAACCGCACCATCGTCCCTTGCTTCTCTTCCGGCAACAAATGGTGCAGCTCCAACACCCCATCCAACTCGTTTACCCCATCCAACTTGTCACCGCTCACTATCGCCATCGCTTAGACCCCCATTATCGAAACTTGCCTATCCTCTGACCTCACCACCAAGGTACGGCCTGCACAACGAAACGTCCAAAACGGTACAAACGTCCAAAACGTCCAACCTAGTCCAAAATCTCAAAAATATGCAAAACTTAATTTTCCGACCACGTTTCCCCTACCCGATCCCTATCCCAGCCAATCATAGCACGCGAACGCAAAAAGCCCCCACCATAGCTCAGCCAACCATGGCAGGGGCCTATCTCGGCAACGGGCCGGAGGGGACCGGGACCCGCTAGCCAAACTATATCACAACTCC